CCCGATCTAATCCAATCCCCCGCCTTATATACTCCTCCGATCTCATCAAACGTTTTTTTTGATAATTCAAGTATCTCGTCTTGAGTTTCTGTTAGCTTATATATCGCTGACCCCCCACGGGGGTACAGTTGCTTATGATTAGAAATCGCCTTCCACAAACCTTGTTGATCTGTGATATCTTTTGATTTGAGCATTACCTTAAGCTCTTGCTCTGCGGCCTCAATGGCCTTTTCCGCAGCTTCGCGTTCGGGGGCGCCCCATGTGGGTATCACGGTATTTTCGATGACCTTTAGATGCGCGGCCGCTTTTTTTTTGGCTATATCTACGGCTGCATCTACGGCATCGTTTGCCATCTTTATGAGCGGGAATGAAACAGAAGCGCGCACGGCCGAGGACATCTCGGGTGCGCCTATGATCTGAATAAACACATCAAAGGCTTTTTCTTGGCTGATTCCAAGTTCATTCGCAAGACCCTTCAGGGCCGTGTCGAATTCAGGCACGCGCTTCTCAGACTCGTTATAAAGTTTCCATACTTCAGATATGTTCATTGCTCTTTTCCTCTTGCCTGCAGACTACAGCACCGTTATTCTTTACCTTTGATGATCTCTATCATCTGAGTCTCCACAGGATCTTTCGATATTACGGACTGCAGCATCTTCACAAGATTGGAATTACTTATGTTGAAATCGTAGTATTTACTAGTATCGGCTGGGTCTATGTGCGCAGCAAAGTCACCTTCACCTTGATTCATTATCAGCTTACCTATTGCCTTGGCCTTTACTTCTGTGAGAGGATATGTCGGATTATTCATTATGCTATTTATATGGGAAGTATCTTTGAGAAGCTCTAGCAAGCTTTTCGAATTGCCGTTTACGAAGGAACGCAGGAGTTGATTAATTATTTCCTGTGCCTTTCCTACGTTTTGGATTGCCGAGCGAGGAGCTTGCCAAAGGACCCACTCGAAGGGATAAACCTCTCCTTTTCCCTTTGGCTTTGGTCCAGTAACAGGCTTATTTTCATCTTTCTGCTTCTGCTTGACTGCTGTATCGACAGAGGTGGAAACCTTAAGGCATTTATCTTGAATTTCGACGACAACTATCTCGATGGCTTTGAGATAAACATTAATTTGTTCTTCATTTCTTACGGTTGCTGCAATTGGCATATTCGCTTTTGTCGCAATTCCACCTATTTGGAGCGCATACTGCATCTGCTTAAGAACCAATATGGCGTCGAGCAGTGAGGAGTCATCCGTCAGAGTCTTTCTGGGAAATGCTCGTACAAATGCGAGAGGGTCGAATGATTTTCCGTCGACGGACGTCTCGCTTAAGACCCGAAAGCTAGGGTCAGAGTCATCCCGCGGTAGATCAGTATCGTCCGATGCAGGCGGGATAGAAGATGCCGAGGGCTTTGATGCAGTACCAAGTGCGGCCGGGGCTTCCGAGAGTCCGAGTCTCTCGATAAAGGACTTTGTCGGAAGACCATTTTTGCCAATAGGGGAATCTATATTCAGCGCTTTGGCGATTACACCGACCGCGTCACGCGTCCTTTTGCCGTAGGCTCCGTCGACGCCATCTCTATTGGGGCCGGTCGTTCCAAGGCTGATCGTCGCACCGAGCGCTGTGGCCTTTTCTAGCAGTTTTGCCTGCAACCCTGAGATCCAGCTTGATCTAGGTATTCTTGCTTTCCCAGCGGCGGAAGCAGAGGCACTGCCAGCCTCAGTGGCGCGAGAGATAGAATCGATTCCAAGTAATGCCATGTTTATACCCCTGGTAGAACTGGAGGCAAAGCATCAAGTTCTGATGATGCAGTTTTTATCTGAGCATTAACGGCGCTACGTAGAGCCTCTGCCGCTGCGGCAAACTTACTAATATTGAGAAGCTGTTTTAGCGACTCTGGCTTATCATGCTTGTCAGCATGAATCATTAGGCTCTTGATGTCTTTGTTGTCTAGTATGTATTTCTTGACTATTTCGTGCGCGGGACGATTAAATCCGTAGGCTTTGGGGTCTGCTTCTACTTTGTATTTTGTGAAGAAGTCCTCAAGTGCTTTCTTTCCGCCCAATATGTGTCTATTGTATGCATCTAATGATGGATTTGAGGAGCCGCCTTCAGAGGTCGCTGAAGCATTCGCTGAAGCGCCAGACGGAGCGGCAGCTGGAGCGACAGCTGGGTCTATGCCTGCGGCTTCCATTGCGTTCTCGATTTCATCTCGTGCGTCGGTCAGATCATCACGAAGAATGCTGTACGCAAGCTCAAGGCTAGTTGCATCTGAGACCGGATACTTGAAAGATGACCCAATCAAGGCACCTAACTTGTCGTGAATTTCCTTCAAAAGAAGATGCCCAGACTCTCTCCAATAATTGCCAGTTGATGCCTCCAGGGCTACAAGGCCTCTATTTATGAGTTCAATCATTTCTTCTATCGCCACCTTGGCGTCTTTCACTTTTTGATCTACTAACACAACTCTGCTTATGCCGCCCTTGACCGACATGGACAGGGAGACTCCCTCTTTCGTCAGGTAGCTCATTACCTTTAAAAGAGCATCTGTGTGTTTGATTGCGTCGTTCAACTCTCCTAGTGCATCTTGAAGGTTATTGAGCGGCGACTCTATAGTCCAAGCCTTTCTGATGATAGCCAGCGCATCATTTGCTCCAGTGGCAGCAAGATCTATAAGCAAGCTCTGCATAATGGCTGATGCCTTTTGTCTTTTGATGCCCATACTGGTTTTCCTCTCAAGAAAGCTTTGATGCAACTTCTCGTAGAGAAGCCGCTTGTTTAAATAGGCATGCCGCATCTGCCTGATCGGCAACAGCGCGCAACTGAACTGCAACGGCTGCGAGCTTCTTGCGCTTGCCGGCATCAAGGGTCTTTAGTGCCACCGCCTGGCGATCTTCTCGAGTCATTACGGTTGCGTCTATGCCCTTGAGCTTGACAGACTTCTTATGAGCCTCGTCGAGCATGTCGCTAAAGTAGGCTTCGGCACGCTTATTCAATTCAGATTGTACGTCCACGTCTTCGCGCGGGGCGTCCTGGCGAAAGACGCTCTTAGGCATGGTCGATTGACCCGCCATCTTCTTCTGCACTTCTGCTAGCATACCGTCTACATCAACAAATTTTGACATTATTCACCCAGTTTGATTTCTCTTAAACGAGAAGCTGCCAATTCGACCATATACGCTGCAGATTGATTATTAGCTAGCAGTGATGCAGTTTTATCCAACTTGCCTGCCATGCTGTCTATTTCTTCATCAGTCATGTCCTCGTCAGTCACAGAGTCAGCTATGTGCTCTTCTCTCTTGTCTGACTCGGTCTTGGCCGGTTTCTTGGCATGGTCGCCCATCATCTTGATGACAGTATTGCGAAACGCCTCTTCTGCCTCTGGCCCGCCGTTTATGACAGAAAGAATGAGTTGCTCTTCTTTCGTACTAGGAGTGCGCGGAGATGCAACACAGCATTCTGCACAGCCCGATGCGTCGACAATTGCTACGCAGAACAGGTCATTCAATTCGTCAAGCCAAACGCGAACGGTTGCAGAATCATCTACCTTCCGAGCCTCTTCATGTATTGTTTTCAGCCAGCTCGATACATCAGTCGCTACAAACTTGCGGTTTCTTTGGCTGTTCTTTTGAACAAGTGCATCTGCCCACGCAGATACAAGCTCATCGCGAGTATCCATTCCAGTGTCGGCCTCAAACATACTTGCAAATGAAGACAGTTTCTTATTCATCTCAACCTCACAACCACATGAACTCAAGCATTGGATTTACACTCGTAGGGGGCACGCATACCATTGCTACTGCCGGCTGGGCATCCATTAGCTGCTCGCTAGTAAGCCTACCGCCCGAGCTAACGTACAATGCGGCATTTATTGGATATGGAACTGCCGTCTCATACTGATCGGTAGCAAAGATACATCCGCTTGGATTTGGCCAGACAGTTACTTTGTTGCTTCCAAGTGTAGAATCATCCCCTGGTCTGTTCGGCACATAATACGAATACCTAACGCGTATCATTACGCTGTCGTTAGTAGTAGAGATTGGACTGAGTCGCGCATTTAATGGAGTGCCAGCGACTATGTTCACTGCTCCATTTGTTGCAATCAACTCTACTCCGGCTATGTCGGCAGCAAAGCTGTATTGCAAAACATTGGCGTTCTTGAGGAATGCAACTCTGTTTATCGCAAGAGTTGGCACTCCAGTGCTCATATCTATCTCGGAAGTAGACGGAGTAACCACCACTATTTCATCAATAGATGGGCGAACGTGAGCGACCTCTCTCACGTCCTCGATGATGCCGAATGGCGCGATGCCGTCGCTTACGCCGAGAACAATCTCGTTGCCGACTAGCTTATGCTGGCCAATCATACCAGGCAAAAATGTAGCATTTGGATCAAGAGGCCTCTGAGTGGGCCAATTTCTGCCAACATGAATTGGCCTAAGCATCAGTCCTCCCCGAGAGTACTAACTATCTCTCCAAGCAAGTTGTCAACCTTGCCGGCAAGTGAGCTGCCCACCTCATCAAGTTCTCCGGCAGTACCAGCCAATTGGGCTGCTATTCCTGAAAAGTAATTAGCCTCAGGGGCCGGTGAATTTTCTTTCAGCGCTTGTTGCATGCTGTGTGCTATTTCGTCTGCCATATCAGTTAATGCCATTTCCTTCCTCACTTTCTATAGGAAAATCCCAAAAGAAGCAGATATATCCATCTATTTCCTCGGAATCAAGACCTAATTCTTTCAGCTCTTGTATCTCTGACTGAATCTCAAGCTGGCCAAAGTCAAACATATGCGCCTCTTGTTGGGCTGTTCTATGTTCCTTGCATTGCTCCTATTCTATGTCCGACGGGCGGACACAAATATTTACATTTATTGATGTGCGGCCAGAAAATAACAGAAATAAGAAATCCCCGCGAGGGCGGGGATTTCTGCAATCTCACTCTTTTATCTGTTTCAGATATCGAAGAGAGCCTTGCCTAGGCTGCGCCAGTCGCGAACGTCGACGCTGCTGCCGCTTGAAGCGGTGCGAGTGTTCGGCGAATCGGCGCCGTCAACCACACCCATCTGAGGAACTACGCCAGCGGTGCGTGACTGTGGCTTAACGTTGCTAACCATGCGCTTGAAGCTGTCAAAGTTAGAATCGTTACCGGTTGCGAGGGTGTCCGCGCACTCGTCCAGTGCCGCACGACCCTGGCTGATAAGGCCTCGAGCCTGTGCATCAATGGCGACAGCGTAGGCGCGCTTGTAGCGGAAGCCAATGTCTTCGTTTGAGCTAGCCGACTTCTTAAAGTCTGAAGTTAGGCTCTTGGCGAAGTCGGTGTCGACCTTGCCAAAGTACTCAAGGTAGTACTTGACTGCTGCTGCATCAACCGCTGCGACTGCAACAAGAGACTCTAGCTGTGACTCCTTGAGCGTGCCCTGACGGATTGCTGATGCAATACCGGCAGCGGCCTTCTTTACGCCCTCTGAAACAGTCTTCATTGCCATTTCCTGAGCCTCAAAGACGCTCTGAACGTCAGAGTCGGCATCGCCCGTGGTCTTGGTACCAAAGTCGAGCTTGCCCTCTCCCTTGCCATGGACATTTAGCATTGGATCTGACGTTACCAGGTCCATCTTGGCGGCGCGAGCAACTAGCTGCTTGCGCATGGCGGCACGCTTGGCCATATCAGGATCGGCCATGCTATCCATCGCATCTGCCTCGTCTTCGTCTTCCTTGCCTTCCTTGACTTCCTCTGCGAAGTCCTCTACCTTCTCTTCTAGAGCTGCAAGCTCTTCACGCAGCTCCTCAAGGGCCTTGTCGATATCTTCGTGCTCGCCATCAGTGTGCTCCTCGATGGCTTCTTCGACTTCTTCAGAAACCTGATCCAGTTCCTCATCATCGAGAACATAGGCATCTTCCTTTGCTTCTGCGAACTCTGCAATGCGCTCGTTCGCTTCCATCGCGGCAAGATGACCGTCACGGATCGCTGCGCGAGCAGCGAGACGAACCTTGGGGCTGGTCAGGTCTGCCTCGGTGACTAGAAAGCGCATCTCGCTGGCGAGAGAAGCCAACTCGGAGTGAGCCTCAAACATGTTGCGATTCATTGAAGCGGTAACGCCTAGGGCGCTGGCATCAACGTCGACATTGTCAACGCCTTCGTCACGACCCATTACGACGTCCTTGAGATTTGCCATGCACTCTTCTAGCTTCTCCATGGCGGCAATCAACTTGCTCTTCATGTCATCTGAAGCGGCATCTGCCTGGCCTTCTTCGGCTGGTTCGACCATCGGAGCTGGAGCTGCGGGAGCCATAGGAGCGGCAGGAGCCTCTGGAACGTCAGTCGCCGACTGCTTGGCAGCATCGAGCTCTGCTGCCAGCTTGCTGATGCGTCCTGCTCGGATCTGTGCCATTAGCTGCTTGCCGTACTCAGGAGAAACAAATAGGTCGCCCCAGGTCTTACCGGCAACGTCGCTCTGCTTGTTCAAGTGAACATTGTAGGCGTCCGAAGCAGTGACAGAGAATACTTCCTTGTCGCCAGCCAGAACCGACCAGCGCGAGCCTGCTACATTGGCAGACTTGGTTAGACGAGCCTTGAGGCCAGCGCGCTGAATAAGTTCCTTGATCTTCTGATCAGGATTTGCAGCCTTCGTGTCAAGAACCTCACCATCGAGATGGTGATCGCTATCACGTAGACCTGGGTCGCCCATTGGAGCATATGACGTGGGTTCTTCAGTGCCCTGTGGGTAGGCCTTCTTCTTCATCGTCTTGCTGGCTTTGGCCTTGGCCATTGCTTTTTCGTCTTCTTCGTCTTCTTCGTCTTTCTTTGATGGCTTCTTGGCATCCTTCTTGGGATCCTTCTTTTCGTCCTTCTTGGCAAGGAAGGGGTTCTTGGCCTTCTTCTTTGCGGCTTCTTTTAGGATCTCGAGACGACGAACCAGTGCCGCTTCGGCAGTCTTTAGGTCGTTATCATCGCCATCGTCGCCATCATCGCCATCATATGCATTTGCAGCTGGGACAAACTTCTTGTCAGCGATTACGCCAGCTGGCTTGCCAGCTGGGCCCTTGACTACAACGCCAGTAGTTTCAGCAATGGCCTTCAGCTTCTCTGCACGAGCAGTGCGACGAGCATCTAGGGAAGCGCGGAGGAGCAATTCCTTCGTCTTCTGGTCTGGGTTCGCTACGGAAGTGTCGAGCTCCTCACCGTGAAGGTGATGATCTTCATCACGTAGATCGGGGTTTCCCATTGGGGCATAAGCCTTTGGCTCTTCTGTTCCCTGCATGTAAGACTTCTTACGCAGGTTCGCGCGCTTCCGGAGTTCATCAAACGTCATAATATCTCCTGTTCCCACTCCCGCCTTCTGGGTCGGGAGACATGATTTCAAACTATCCAAACTGTTTTTAATAGATGTTATTCTGTCTACAAGCGCATTGGATGTTTTTTCAAGCACCTGCGCATCTTTTTTCATCGACATATCTGCATACATTGCCGCAAACCCGGTAATACTAGAGGCCGGACCCTCCCCAGTGCCGGAATGACCAGCCTGCATGTTTCCTCTTCCAAACATACTCGTATCTAAGTTCTCGGTTCCGGCCGTATTGCCCACTTGAGCTCCAGCTAAGCCATTTCGGGCATCAGATCCTAGTGAAGAATCGCCCGCTGCTGAGGATGGCGTGACCGAGCCAGGTCCGCCTGAGATTTTACCAAGAATCATCTCATTAAGTTTGTTAAGAAATTCCTGACAAATCTCTGATTTTGTACGGGCCAATGCATTCTGAAGCCTCTCCACAAGATCAGGCTCATCCTTGATGTCGCCATAAAAGGCGTCTAAGTTGCCTTTTAAAGAATTTTCGTACATCTCTTCGATCTTCTTGACTGCAGCGGAGAAGGGGTCCGAATTCTTTTCACTCGTCTTTATAACGCCTAGAATAGTAACGAGATTATCCTTGGTCTCTTGATTATAGGATGGTTTCTCAAGCTGCCCTTTTATGGCATCTAGCTCTTGATCAAATGCTGCTAGCGCCTCTAGGGGTGCTCCTTTAATCTTGCGGAGCTCATCGGCTTGCGCACGATAGTCGTTGAGGCTAGCCACGATCTTGCGAATCTTTGCACGAGGATCTGCGCCTGTGACAACGATGCTAAGCTCGATTGGATTTAGATCAAAGTTAATCTCGCCATAATGCGTACGCGCCTTTACATGGCCGCAAAACTCTGAGGCAACAGTTGCTACGTTTTGGCACTCAGAGCATACCGAGCGGCCTACTGCTGTTCCCATCGATACGTTGGTGGCATACCCGGCCTCTATCTTGCGAGCAAGATCTGGGTAATTCTTCTTGTCAAGCGCGAAAAGAGCATGCACTCTCTTGAACTTAGGGTCGTAAAAGGTGTCTACGATTACACCGCGGATACCATCGACAGAGCTTGAGACATGATCTTTGCAAAGAGGCTTGCCAATCCAATTCTTATAGGCTTTTAGTAGCTCTGACTCTGGAAAGATGTCTCCGTTATTGTTCTTCGTCGGGCGGACACCGTCTGGGCTTACCCAGCGAGCAGTCTCTCTACCGCTCTCGCCGTCATACTTCTCGAACCAACCCGAGACCGGCTTGCCCGTCGCGTTCTTTATAACTTCTCCGGTCTCTTGGTTGACAAGAGATGACTCGGCTGCATGCATCATGATGCAGCTAGCATAAAGAAAGTCGTCTACATAGAGAGAGAGCTCCTTGGCTCCTCGCTTCTTCTGTTCGTCGCGAAGTGTATTCGTGACTGACGCAAATCGCGCATGGACTGCGGGATCATCGTTTAGCTTTGAATTGTCAATGATGCCAAACGAATTGCCGTCAATATAGGCACTCTTGATAATGCTCATTTCTCCTCCCTTTCTTCTGCGCTATCTAGGCACTCTTCAGTCACCTGATCAGTGGCAGAATTCTTTTCAACTGGCTTATCAGTAACCCAGGAAGGTATGTTTTTTGATTCAACAAGGGTCGCGGGTTCGGATGTTCCGTATTTAATTATCATTCTGTTACCTTTACAAGCGGAAAGTGTGATGCAAGCTTTAATCTTCCAAGTATATTTTTATCTATATGAGATATCCACTCATCCTGGGAGCTGACTTGTACTTTTTCAAGATAATTATTGATTTGTTGATGCGATGCCTTGGCTTCTGATATGAAATCATTCGAATCAAACTCATCCATAAGTCCCATTAGCTTTATGAACTCTATTCTGGCTTCAGAGAATGTGCTCAATATTACGTCTCTAATCTGGTCAGTTCTGGATTCTGAGTACAACTTGCCGTAGGCAACAAGCACAAGCGAGAAAGACTTTACGCAATTGTTAAAGTACGCTCTTAGTTTGTACTGGTATCTCTTGAGAAGAGGTCCAATTGGAATAAGCTGCTTACCAGACTCTATTTGCTGCAGAGACTCGAATAGAACTGAAAAGAACTCCTTAAACTTATCCAGGTGGTCGCAGAATTCCTTTAGCTTTTCTTTGAGATCTGTTGCGCGCTCTTTTTCGCTGTCAGAGACTGACACCGAAAACTCTACATTTGATTTTTTGAGCATTATTTCACCAATTATTCAAGAGGGAATGAGAATGGAACAGATAGATTTCCAGGCCTGTCGTTTAGCATTCCTGGCTCACGAGTAAGCTGACCGCGCTGGTCTTCTGATAGCATTGTACGGGCCATTTGACTTGCCTGGTCGCTCGCAACCTGCGAGGCCTGGTCAGGCGTCATGTTCTTTACGGCCTTCATTCCACCATTGTTCTTTATGTAGTCTTTCAGTAGGGCAGTGCTTTTTTCGTCCAATGCTGCCTGGCCAATAAACAAATAAAAGTAGTGGTCCTCTAGCCAGCCGCGATGAGCACGAAGTGAGTCGTCCCTGCCTTCTGCGCTTTTTGTTATACTGCTTGCAAGCTTAACAGATGTGAGCTTTTTTTCCCTCAAAGGGGGAGACGGCAAGTTATGAGATCCTTTGGCAGCAATCACCAGGACATAATTGCTGCGATGTATAGATACAAATTTGCTGGACTCGGTGCCTCTAATGTCACCTGACTCACTCTTGTTCTTCTTGGAGAGAAATATTTCTGTCACTGGGGCTGCGGCAAATTGCTTTGCTATTTCCTCATTTAGTATGAGATTGCTGACCTTTTCTTTTACCCATTCAGGATGCAGCTTTCGATAGATGAGTCTTGCAGAGGTAGATACGTGTATCTTCTTGCCGGTAAATGGATCAGTTTGTTTGGTTTCCTCTGAGGATGATTGCTTTATCATGCTGACCTCGAAACTATCTGTCCGATTATGTATGAAATCTGGCTTGGGTCAAGTCCTGCCAGCAGGTTCTTAAGTAGGCCGAATATGGCTCCTATTCCTGCAGAAGGATTTTTATTTTTTTCAGAAAGATCGGTGGATATCTGCCTTATCTTCATTAGGACGCTGTTTTTAAACGAAGCGCGGTGCTCGGGAGATACTCTACCTACCATGTAGACGATTAACGATCCGATGCCCTGGATTATCTTTTCTGCATCTATTTGTTCTGCGGCATTTCTTGTTATTGCGGCATCTAGGAATTCAGCAACTTTTGTGCTGCCTTCTAGATCAGAGAGGTGCGCTAGTCGCACAATGTCTGCGTAGTAGGCAGATATCTTGGTAAATTTTTCAAATGCCTTTGGATTTGATTTTATTTTTTCCTCAAGTGCACGGGCAAATTTCTGCTCTTCTGCGAAAGCAGGTCCTTCCCCTCCCTGGAACTTGGACTTTATGTGTCCCATTTCGTGACATAGCGTTGATGCCATCTGAACCGCCCGATCCATAGGGCTAGACGCAAATTCACGCTCGATTCTGCCCGCAGATATATATATTGTCTTAGGATCGTCAGATATGACTTCTCCGTAGTGATGGGTATCACCAGCTTGGACGACAATTTTGGTCACACCTGAGAAATACCCACTGCCCCATACTTGCTCAACTAGATCTATGCCATCTTGAACATGTTCTTGGTACGGCTCGATGGTTATCGCTACCGCACTCCTTATCATGGTACGAGGCATGCAGCTTATTATCAGGCAATTCACATCCCCAGCTCTTCGGCGCTCTTTAGGCTCGGAAGGCTTTCTGGTTTTTTTCCAGTTCTTTTCTTGTTTATTGCTCGAATAAATGGGCACGCAAATCCTCTAGAAGTGGGGTTATTTAAAATTAACCCAACACTGTACTAGTTTATCCTTATGTATGATCGCAAATAGGCCTGCTAGTGAGTTGCATTTGGCAAATGAAGAGCTGCAGGGAGATTACTTGATGCCATGGATATATGGCCTCTAGCTAGCGGTACCTGTGCCAGAGATAGCTGCATTCATCTCCTCCTTGGACGGCGAAACTGGCCGATCATTTATGCGATGTTCAAGGTGCAGGTGAACTCCCGTTACATCTCCCGTTGCTCCCATTATCCCGACCTGATCTCCTTTACGGATCTCTTGTCCTTGTCTTACAGAGATAGAATCTAGATGCATGTACATGTACTTGTGCTGATATCCCTTGTCATCTTCGCGTGAAATAGTCACCATATTGCCAGCATTGCCCGCCGGGCCGGCATGTGTAACCCTTCCATCGATTACGGCATATGCAGGCCTCCTCCCCGCTCCTATGTCTACTCCTTTGTGCATCTTTATGTCGTGGGACTTGGGGTGCTCTCTCATACCAAAGGGAGAGGTAACCCTAGCTCCAGGAATGCTATCTTTTGAGAGATCCGGCTGGTAGACTGTTTCTTCTGTACCAGGAGGAGCGTTCATTTGCTTTATGCGAGCTTCTATCGGCTTAGCCCACTCCTTGACCAATTCTCTTACTTTTTGGATATGCGGTTTCATATTTTAACACCGAGTGTGGCTGCTTTAATGATCTTGTTTCTTATCTCAAGGTCGATATTGTACATTTCCTGATCTGGCCTTACAGTCCAGCGCAATTTTGCCGCTTCTCTCAGAAGAGGCACCCAGTTGCGATTCCTGTTTGCCTCTTTGTTATTTAGCCATATTTGATCTATCTGTGCAAGCTTCAGCTTCAGTTGTCTTTTGATCGAAACGGATTTCTCCCTTTCTCTCGCCTTAATCTTTACGTTATTTATCGCATTACTTACTAGTAATTTGAGTTTGCCAGATGCGCCAGACAGCATTTGTAGCCCGGTCATATCCAAATTTCTCTCGCATTCTTGTACAAACGACGCAAGCCGCATCTCTGCAGCTCTATTGCCTCCGTTGTAGAGAATTATGTCAGCCTTTAGGTTCACCTGTTACATTGGAGGCAGAGGTGGCTCCGCTCCGCCTGGAGGAGGACCTGCCATGCCTCCTGGCTCTTCCATTGGAGGCATGCCTGCATCTGGAGGAGGCATACCTGCGTCTGGGACTGTTCCTGGAAGTGGCTCATCATCTTTCTCAATTATTGGAGCATCTGGATCGAGAGTTCGCAGCTCAGAAAGAGACATCTTGTTGATGGCAGCCATCTCTTTAGCTAGAATTGCCATCTGAATAGTTTCCTTTCTCTGGTTTGCCAGCTCATCCTGAAAATCAAGACCAAGACTGCGATACACCGTCCCTCTGCTGACGCCGGTAGGCGCCGTAGGCGGAGTCTTGTCCATGAGACCGAGAAGATGACCTATGTACGTATCTACGTCGTACAGGGTCATTTGATTCCATTCTATCTCAGGCAATACGAGGTGCTTTTGGCCATCTATTGTCTCATAGAAATCATTGGCCTCGGCCATTGGTGCGAACACCTTGTTCACCAACCAATTAGTCATCTTTGTTCGGAAGTTGTTGTATCTCTGCCGAATAACATCAAGAGCTACTGAGGCAGAAGCATACGAAGCTCCTTCTTGAGTAATGACTGCCTTGGGTACCATTAATCCAATAAAGATGTTGTCAAGAATAAAGTTCAGGTCCGCAGATATGTCGAGAATTCCGCTATTAAAGCCTACTCGTTCTATCGAAACGTCAGGGTGCGTGAATATCTTGAAGTCTTTGTCGTACTGGGCATGCTCAAAAACGTCACGCATTGCGGCCAATTCCTCTTGACGAGGATAGTGGCCATCAGGACTTGATGCACCAACCTTAACAAGTGTCATGGGGTTTACCATGGCATCTGCCTGAATGAACTTGTTCTCGCGAAAGAGGTCCCATAGGACCAAATCCTTCCATACTGAAACGATCACTGACGAGCCATGCGTATTGTACGCAGTCGACTCGTTCTTCAGATGACTGATATTGAAGTTATCTAGAGGGATGTACTCATTGCGAGCAATGGCATCTAGTAGACCGGGATCCATCTTCTCTCTGTAGGATCGGTGAACTGGGTCGTTTGATTGTACTATTTGCAGTAGCTTTGGATCTGGCTTAAGCGCAATGATGGATTCTCCTGGGATAGGAGTTCGCTTGACTACGACGTAATCTGGATTGTGGCAGTATATCTTGGACCACATGTTCTTGCCTTCATCATACTCTGCATATGGAAAGACTTCTCCTATCATCCAGTACTCTAGAGCGACTTGCTGGACTACGTTAAATAGATCTACGCGCTTGGCCATGTCGAGATACTTTCTCTCGATTTTCTTGTCTTTGCACTTTATAACTAGTTTGCTTATAGGATAGGTTGCGTGCAGATTGATTGCATTTCGGACGAGAGGATTTGTTTCGTAAAATGCCCTGTTCCATGCGTTTGCAGTTATGCGATCCCGTGGCAGCTGAAGATTAGCCGTTAGGAATAGAGGCGAGTACAGGTTCGGCATCATATTGGTGGTGTTTCCACGACCAGCAATATGCAGCTGTCCTCCTAGTTCTGAGGCAGCTGCCGTCTTTATAAGGCTCTGCTTTCCTGCTGCAACTGCATTGCCGAGCTGAGTTCGAGGATCAGCGGAGCCCTGGGCCGTCTTGCGCATAGCCTCTTCTTCTACCTGGGCTCTGCGCTCCGGCCCTAATGAGCGTAGGGCTGCTTCGCTGAGCGCAAAGTCGCGAGTCCTTTCTTGCACTGACACATTTGTATATGCTGGAGGCCGATAAGGGGTCTTGCCGTCTGGCCTGGAGGCTAGAGCTAGTGGTTCTGGAGGAGCTTGCCAGTCGACAGCTCCCCATTTGTTGTGATTGTCTGCCATGCTCTACCTCAATGCATCCTAGGGATGTACCCTACAATGGGAACCACTATGTCGTCCTGCTTCTTTTTATTTACACCATCGACCCTTTGCTCTGTGAACTTGCGAGTTACCATGAACTTATAAGCTGTATATGCATACATCAATGCCATTAGTCCGTCATTCTGGACTACTCCTTTTTTATAAGTCTTTAGCACTATGCCATCTTTTGTCTTGGTGTGTGTTTCCATTGATGTTATATGGTCTACTAGCCAACCTAAAAGCTCTAGTGAGTCTCCCTTTGCTGGGATCTTTATTTTGCCTCTCTTAAATAGAGCAAATATCTCATCCAGGACCTGATCCTTATTGACTCCTACCATTAGATCCTTTTCGTCATATGAAAAGGCTCGCTTGGAATTGCTGAGATTGGTGCATCCGAGAAACTTGTCCTTGAGTCCCTCGTTATGCTGAACGAGTCTGACAAAGTCATTTCCATAATAAAAGTCTGCTGCGGCCTGGTCTATATGAAAATCAGACATCAGCTTTCTGACGACATTCATCTTATAGTCCGGATCATTCTTCTTGAGTCTGACGGCATTCTCTATTGTCAACGTCCCCGTATGGTCGACTGAGAGTATCACTGCACAGGTAAATGATTTTCCGCGCTTAACTTCTAGATCTTCATCTGATTCAACTTTCTCACCCCAGTCCATCCCTAAGAAGAAGCTTTTGCCTGCGGGATTAGTGATACTTTTTGCAACGCCTCGGGACTCGTCGAGAGCATGGGCGTATACTTCCTCTAGGGTAATTGGAACTTCGCTGGCAGAATAAAACTGGCCTTTTGTTTCGTTTCTCCACGCACGCTCTGATGCATTCTTGTTGTGGGTTGGCCAATAATCAAGAACGTTCTCTTTTGTGAAAAGAGGGCTTAACATCATGTTGAAGTGGTATCCTATGAACTTCTGTGGTTCTCCCTTTGCATTGGTTGGTCTTGTGGATATCCAGCGCCCAAGATCTACTGACTCGCGCTTATCCTGTGTCTTGAGGCACGACGGACACTTGATTAGATTTTCCTTGATCCAGGTATCATTCCAATCATCATTATCTAGGTTGTACAAAAAGAAATAATGATCACAGTGCTTGCATCGCAGCTGGTAAAATCGCTGGTCAGATTCTTCCCACAGGGTCCAGAAATATGATCCAGAGTGTTTTGGAGTGCCGAAGAATACCTGCACTCCCTTTGTCGGAGCACCATATGGCGTTGCAGTCAAAACCTTAAGAGTGTTCTCTATTGCGCTGCGGGTCATGTCTTGGCAATTCTTTAAAACCACTCCTCCGAGCTTCTTAGAGCTGTGCCTTGACGTCACAATGAAATTGTGATTTTTCTTTACCTCAATATCGTAAACTTGCTGCTTTTTCTCTTGAGGTATTACTTCATCAACCGCCGTCACAGTATGAGCAGCATGCGCCTGTTTATTGTCCGGGCCGAACTGAGGTACGGACGGTTTGGTTATAATCAGAGATCCGGGCTTCAGATCCTTGGCTTGGACGTAACCATTTGTAGTTAGAAATGGATGATCTGGAGTGCACGTTATTTTTCGATTACCCATTTTCACAAGCACTACGTCTCTAGGGGCGTGCTCCCATGCATGAACTAAGTCTTGATACTCGAACACATCATTCTCTATGTCGTACGACATGATTTTTGGATTTGGCCTTCCTTTTTTCCAATTCCGATAAAGTGTCCTGATTGTTTTCTTGCCGCCCTCTACTTCGATATATTCAGATCCCGAAATGCACTCGTCGAACAACAGCACATCTTGTGTACTACCACGGATACGGTCACCCGATTTACCTATAGAGTCTACCCGGACCTTGTTCATGCCGATGAAGTTCTTTTGAGTCTGAGTATCCTCTAGGTCTACTACGCGAGCGACCTTGAGAGCTCTTTTGCTGATATAGTTATCTTTTGATCCGCTTATTAGCGTAGCTAATATGTCCTTCGCGTAAACCCCGCACCGCTTGAGGTCTGGAAATACATGCATTACTCGTATTGGAGGCTTGCTGGATTCAGCGCCATATAGTCCAGAGCTACCCATGTGAAGGCTAAGGACTCCTGCCATTATGGTTGCGCCTACCTGGCGCCCCTTTAATAGGATGATTGGCTTGGCCTCTTTGTTTTCTACTTGAGCAGAAACAGTCCTGTAGATTTCGGCCATATACTTCCAGCCGGAGCCTGAAAGATCAAATGGCTTGCCATCGATAGTTAGGTTGTGCTCTGCAAAGCTAACTGGATCAAGAACCGCTATGTCCTTCTTAATCTCATCAAATATGTCTCTTGACGTAAGTACTTTTATCTTCTTGGGGCTTACCATCTGCTTTCTCCACAAACACAAATCCGGCTATTGAAGCCGGATTTATTGCAACCTAAGATAATAAATCAGTGCTTTAGCTTTTCTGATATATTTTCGAATATCTTATTATCTTCGTTGGCACTGCCGCCTTCTGGCTTGTTATGCATCGTTGGCATAGGAGATGGCATGTCGACCTTGTACTTGCCGAGCAGCTTTTCTATGAAATCCCTTAACTCTTTCTGGTGATCGCGAACAATTTCAATCCTGTGCTGAAATTTATTCTTAACGTCATCCATTACAGCAGGAGCTCCAATGCCTGATCTGCGCAACTCTATTAGTCCCGCTATGTATGCCTTTATCTCTGCCAAATCCTGTTCCTCATCTCCGGCTATAATAAGTCTAAAGTTGCCCGATGCCTTCTTTTTAAGGCCGGCCTCTTTTGTGATAAGAGGAGAGGCGTCTAGACAAACTCTTCGGCGGAGCTCGTCCACCTTGGCCTCTACGGTCTTGAATTGCTCGCTTGACTCAGAGCTAATTCCATCCTGCCTTAACTCGCTCTTGATTAAGTCTTTATAAAGATCATCCCAAATAGTCATAAATGCCTCAAGCTGGGTAGGACTTGTTGCCTACGCTCTGGGTGCCGATCTCTATCTCCTCATCAATGCGACTGAAGTCGCGATCAATAAGCATGCCCTTCTCTCTCAGTAATGAGTGAATTGACAGGTGATCTCGATTTGTAAATGCGTATTTTTTTGAAAGATCGCGATAGACCGTTTCAATATTGCGACCATACGTTATGTGAGAGCGGATAATGATGTTCGTTATCTCGTGCAGAAATGGGTCCGCCATTAGCACTATGCGGGCCGACGAAGCTTCCTTCTTGAACTCACCAGATTCCCATTCCATGTATGCTTGAACTTGAATATCTGACGGTTCTTCTATAGTTACCGGCAAGAGGGATTCTTGTCCTTCTGCCTCTGCGCGAATGTAATACGCTGGGTCACCATCTGGACCAATTCTAGCATAGACGGCAGAAGACATCTTGAAGTTTGCAGTCTTGCGACGGACTTTTTTAGAGGCAAGGTTATCAAGAGCCTCCTCTAGTCGGGCGACATAGTCATAAATCTTATTTCGGATATCTTCGGCCTCTTCTTCGTCGATAATATTCTTTTCGTCCGAACGAATGGCTTTGCTGATCTCCGCATCAATTCTCTTTAGATAAGCGACAGCACGCTCGATACCAACGGTAGTTTGCCCCTTGTGCTTGGGGATCGACTCCATCTTGCTGGCAAGATACTCGATAAACTTACTGTGATCACCGTGAGTCTCCCAGTTGGTTTCCTCTTCTGGCTCATCATCATGGTGAACTGACATGTCTGATCCTGGAAGAACCTCGACACTGAGACCTGAATGGTTATCGCCTTCGGTAAGAAAGAGGTCGTCATTTATAATATCAAGAAGTTCGTCGTTCATTTTTCATCCTCATCGGCGAGTAAATAATTCAAGATCTGTTGAGTTTTCTCCAGATCTGAGCCATCTAGTTCGTTATTTTCCGTAGAATCCGCCTTAATTATTAGCCCATCCTCATCCTGAGAGGCATAGCCATAGATGCCATCAAATAGGTTTGCGTTGCCTGGATTGTCCCAGTAGCTCGCAAGAGGGTAGCTGTAGTAGCCGTGAATACCCATCGCTCCAAACATTCTTGGATAAACCTGGATAGCGTCCATTGCCGAGTCATTGACTCCTGCTCCTGGTTCTCCGTAGTCGCAATGTACTGCTTTTCCATCATCCGATATCTTATCGGCAAATGCACATCTGCCCTGACCATGCAGAGCATAAACGGCAGTGTTGTGCTCTTTCTGAATGTCTCTATCTTCTGAGTCGACCTTGCTCAATACTTCCATTCGCAACACAGAGTCGCCCGCATTCTTGCAAGCAACCTGGATACCAAGGCCGAATGGGCATCTGTGAACGCCGTCTGGGGTGCGAATAATTGCTAACTTCTTCAACACGACACCTGCTCAATGTATTTCAAAAAGTCTCTCACTGCCTTGCCGGAGCCTGCTGAGCGCCAATACTTGCGATTCTCTTTCTTGTTGCAGTAAGCCTCTGTGGGAATTGCGGAATCTGTGGCATAGGCCTCGTATACACGCTTCTTCAGCGAATGAGAGGCCTTCTTTCTGTATTCATCGAGTCGTCCTTGCAGTCCCTCTCCGGATCCGTAATCATAATTGTGTCTAAAAAAAGGTGGCATGTCTGCGTCAGCACCTGTCAGAGGATGATCGGCAGACCATGCTGCGGTGGCAATAACTATTGGAGTTGCCAGAGTTCCGTGCTCCCTGTGTAGGGCTAGCGCCTCATTGATTATCTTTTGCTTCCACTTCTTTACATTAGACATGATGAAGCATCCTGTGGCGGGCCAATTCCTGTACGACTAGCTTTGTCATAGGAATGTGTTTTATAAGATCTCTGTCTCGTATCCACTTGATTATGTCGGGATTTTTCCTAATCGCATCATTTATCATTTTGCCCGCATGCCTGTGGTTTATTGCGACAACCCTATGGAATTGAGCAAGCAGCTCTTGTTCTACCGATGGATCCAGTAGCATGCCATCTGCAATGCACTTGATTGCCCTTAGTAGTCTAGTTGGATCCCTAAAGGATGTGGCAGGGTCTACAGGGCAGCGCAGCACCTTGGACTTAAGATCCGCCAGACCACCGCAGCGATCCAAAAACTCACCATTATCGCAGGCGATCATCATCGTATTGATCGTAAAGTCTCTGCTGTACAGTTCGGATGCAAAAGCCCCTTCTTCGTGATCAAAGTGCAAGACATGTGGACTGAAATCTAGCTCTATCCCGTCGACAATCATTTTCTTGGCGCCGATCCCAGTCTTGTAGACTGGGACTGAGAACAGTTGGGCCACCAAGTCTGCCAATACCAAATTATCTGGGCTTCCGCAGGTAATGTCGTAATCAACTGGCTCTGTACCAAGTACCATATTTCTTACGGCGCCGCCAACTATAAAGGGACGAGGCAGGCCATTGGCCTTTGCCAATCCTGCTATTTGTCTCATTATCTCGGCGACGCTGCTCATCTAATCACGTTCCCTGTATCGGTGGGACGGGCGAGACCGGTAGAGGAGGTGCCGCTCCTAATTCTGTAGTGCCTTCTGGGGCTGGCGGTGGGGGTGGCTCAAGGGCTTTGACCAATGGCAAGTCCTGTGGCTTCACAAGCGGTCTGACAACGCTAGGAGCCATCTTCGGTGCCGTCTGCTGCTGGAGCTCGGCTCGTAGCTTTCCGACCAGGTCATCAATCTTGTTCGCAGAGCCGTTAAAGGCCTCCATTAGCTTTGCTGCAGCATCACCAATCTCGGACATGTGTCCAAATCCAAGATTGAATATGTCGATATCTCTCGCAGAAAGTTCTCTAATGATTGCCCTCTGGCGCAAGAAGGCAGATATTTCTTCCAAAGAAGATAATACCTTGTCTAGGTCTTCTGGCCTTGACAGTAGATTTGCTGTTTTCACAAACCTCTCGTCCGAGGCCGCTATCTCTCGAATAAGGTCGGCTCCTTCGAACCAGTCATTCTGTTCTGCAGTAAACGCAACCTTTTCGATAACATCCTTGAGTGTTGCAGTCTTCAACTTTCGAATATTCTTGCGTAGTATATTTAGGCTGTCTTCTATCGCATCGAATTGATCCTCATGAAGGAGGTGGCGATACTTCTCTAACAGCTTGTCAATCGCAAACGTCCTGCCGACCATCTTTTCACGCATCTTCTTGAACTCCTCTGCTGACAAAGGGTCCGGACGGTGGTCATGTGCATTCTTCTGCTCGACTGACTCGCTTTCCTGCGTGGCAGGAGGGCTTCTCTTATAGAACTCGTAGATAAATGCATTATCAGAGTCGTATGCAACCTTTTTGATCAAGACATCCTCCTCTGCACACAAGTAGGCTAAATTCCTGCCAGACTTGTACTTTAATCCATACCAAGAAAGAAAGGCTAATCTGTCTTCTAAAATTAAGTCAGAAATCACCCTACGAATCGCGTCTTCCTCTAATACGCCTGCAGATACTAAGGTTGCCGCCCCTGACGCCAGCTGGGGAAAATTCCTTTTCCTACCGGTATATACAGCTGTATCTACGCCAACTGGGTAAGCCTTCTTGTGCACTCCCATTCCTATAGAATGAGAATATGTCGTATTTGGATCTTTCCTTCCGCTTAAGACTAAGCCTATCTCTCTGGATATTTCTTGGAGGGAATTGACTTCGCACTTCATTAGGTGTCTGATCAAAGGCTCGCGCTCCTCTTGAGAGAGCTGAGCACCTAGATGACGAAGAGAGTCATGCAAGATTCTGTCCAAAAACAAATATCTAACAAGATCCTTTGGTTCAACGCCACACCTTGTAGCACGATCAGCTAGCGCTTTGAGGTTATTGAGCATTTCGCTGTCAAGTTTACTATCCGTGTAATCAAACATTTATTCTCCCTCCTATAGGGATAAGGCCAGTGGTCTCGGTATATTCCAGCTCCTTCATCTTGAGATTCAATCTTTCCATGAACTCTATTGCAAGATTAGGATCAACGCTATCTAGCGTATCTCTGATCGCATCTCTAATGACAGTGGCGTGATCACGAACAATGCTTATATTTACGCTGACTTCTGATGAGTTTCCAGATGCTGCAGAGTCGGTCTTGTCTTGTTGCTGTAGAATCGAAAGCAGCAATTTCATTTGCTCAAGCAAGATCTTTTCGTTACGATCATCCATCTTGCCGCTAGCTTGTAGTTCGTTATAGTAGAATTCCATACGACCCTTGATGATGGTCATAAGTTGAATTAATTCTTTCTTTACGTTTATTTCTTCTTCTGCAAGCTTTGCGATGGCCTCTTGATATGCGGAAGACTTGATTAATTCAGCCTTGATCTCAGCATTGTCTTTAGCCCAGCGAGGGACTTCGCTTTCCTGCAGTGCAATTTTGCTTAGCTTGCCAGAAGGCATAAAACGATCCCTGAAGTCATGGATCGTACGCCAGTGGATCTTTAGATGCGAGTTATGCTTGCCTGGGTACTTCGTAGTAAGAAATTCAGAAACCTTCTGTGGACTATCTCCATCGGAAAGCATCTTGATGATGATATCGCGGTCAAGGTGAGCCAGTATTTTATTCTTTGTTGCCATAATGTATATTACAAATGACGCGGGGCCCGCCTGGGCCCCGGTAACAAATCATTTGCTAAATTCGATTTGTTGTCGCAGTGGCCTGAATCTCTCACTGCCTGCCGGAGTTTGAGCAGACACCGATCCGCCCACGTACTTAGTTCCATCGTCCAGAACAAATCCTTTGTTGAAGTCGTAAACCTTGTCTGATACTGGATCGCGGTAGACTCCATCCGACATACGAACGAGCTGAACGCCAGGAAGATCTGGTGAATGGCGAGTGCTCAGGCTTGCGCCAATATCTCCAATCGATGACCGATTAGGAGGCAGCATCTCTGTGCTGCGTCGCTTTGGTGGATCCCAGTACGCCTCTGGGTTGGAAGCAAACTTATTTAGGACGTTATCCAGTTTGTCAGCAGCAGTGCGGTGGCCGTCCGCATCAAGAGCACTGGCAAATCCAGACACGAGACTTGCAACTCGACGTAGGTCGTCTGTGTCATAGGCAGCGAAGTCCAGGGCAGCCGCAGCTAGAGTATCCTCGTCGCTACCGGCAGTATCAAGCTCGCTTATCTCTTTTTCTAGGCTAGCAATTTTTAGCATAATTCAGTCCAGTAGGCCAAACATGGCCACGTTAACTCGGTTTGAAACATAGTTGGCGGTCTCGCTGCCGCCAGCAGCTAGATCGTCGGCATACTTATCAAACGCGCTGCGCTCCATGGTCGCGGTCTTCTGTATAACAGAGACCATGTCCTGGAATGCCTGGCGATGAAGGTCTTCTCCGTGCTCCTGGAGGATTACTGCCATAGCTTCTTCTGCTCCGGCGAGATTCCCGTACTGAGCGTTCTTGATTACCATTTTGTATAGATCATTGAAGCTACAGCTATTTAGATCTGATGCTATCGAGCGAAATGATGATTCTGACTCTGAAGCCGCCTTCTGTAGAGCTGAATCTGAAAATTCACAGACGCGATTGCCAGCCTGAAAAAACCCAGGAAGCAGAACACTTCTTCCGTCAAATTCAACAGGTACAGTGATGTACTGCTTGCCAGAGGCATTTCGAATATGAGTGCCTAGGCGAACCCCGTTCTCCATCTCACCTTCGACTACGATCTTGTCGTGACGAACGTTTGCAAAGCGAAGCTGGTTAGCAAGCATCTGGCGAGCAGAGGCAAGCTTCTCAGGTCCACACTTTAGCGTAGCCTCTTTAAATACCTGCTCAAAATCGGCACCACCCATCTCTCTGACGGCAGCGCTCATCTCGGTGGGAAGCTCAGCAGAAGCGAGAACTGGAGATTCTGATGAACCTAGGTCGAAACCGGTACCACCAGAGACGCCGAGGTCGGCATCCCAAGAATCCGCTGCCGCTTTTATTACGGCGGGGCCAGCGAGGTTGTTCAGCTTATCGAGCAGGCCGACTGCGGAGACAGTAGCCTTGCCTCCCGAACTCGCCCACTTGCCCAGGTTCTCGTGATT